GATTTGATGCTTTCCAGCCATTTGTTCTATAAGCTCAACTCGGTCTTCGTGGTCACTTACATAAAGTTTGGGTGTATGAAAAGCCTTTCGAGCCTTATGGGTTAGATACTTGGCGCTACGTTCTTTCCATTTAAAAGCCCAAAATTTAAAAATATTAGATGGATAGCATAGAAGTTGGCATCCTACGAACTGGTTAGCTCGCTGGGCGATGGCGTAGAACAAAAGGTCATAAGTTTCTTTCGCGTTAAGTTCAGTTAATACAAAATATTGTACTTTTGATTGCGCGCAGAGTAACGCATACATCATATCTGCAACAAATTCATCCCATTTATTATATTTTTCATCAAAGTTAACTTCTTCCATAATTTCCTCCTATTCTATTTATATTATACCACTTTTTTCTCAAAAAGTCAAATTCCTTACATTATAAATAATGCGCGCGAGCGCGTGTGATTATAACATAAAAATAAAAAATTTTCAAATTTTATTTTTGAAGAAAAATTTGATTTTTTCTGAAAAAAATGATATAATATATATAGAATAGAAAAGGAGTGATTGTTATGGGAGACTATACAGAAAATATTACATTTTTTTACGACACGCAGGAAGGCGATGAAACAGACCATGAAATGCATTTGAGTTATTCATTTCCAGGCGGGATGAATGTAGCAGCATTTCATAGGGCTTGTAAGCGTTTTGGGTATGCTCTTGGCTTCGCGCACGAAAACATTGAAGAATACTTTGGAGAAGATAATTGGGAGGATTAAATGAAATATCTACTAAAAGGAGATTGCCACGGAAACTTTGTCTGGCTTGGTAAAATTGAATATAAGCCAGAAGATACGGCAATTATTCTTTTGGGCGATGTTGGATTTAATTTTTATTTGAACAAGTCAGATTATAAACTAAAAAAGGTAGTAAATTCCAAAGGGTTTAAGCTTTATTGTCTACGAGGAAATCACGAGGCGCGCCCGACTCAAATTCGAGATATTGAGTATCGGTTTGACGAAGAAGTAGATAACTATATCTATATTGAACCGGAATTTCAAAATATTCGATATTTGGTAGATGGATATGTATATCAATTTGGTCAATATAAATGCCTTTGTATCGGTGGCGCCTACAGTGTAGATAAATGGTACAGGCTCGCGCGCGGAGGATATACGGAAGAAACAAACGATCCAAAGAAAACTGGATGGTTTCCGAATGAGCAATTAACCTATGATGAAATGTCTAGTATCCAACAAGATATTTTCAGAATAAAAGTAGACTTTGTATTCACCCATACTTGTCCTTTAAGCTTCCAGCCGACCGATCTATTTCTTGGTTTTGTTAACCAGTCCAAAGTTGATAATACTATGGAATATTGGATGGAGCAAATTAAGGATACTTTTGTATGGAAGATATGGTGTTTTGGACACTATCATTCTGACCGTATTGAACAGCCGCACGTAGAGCAATTCTTTAATGATATTGAAGAATTGGATACTATTTATAGTAGATGGGAGAAATATGATAAAACTGGTGAGTTAGACTGGTGGCTTCAAAAAAGTCCAAATTTTTATATGAAGTGAGTTAAAATGAAGTTTGTAAAAACAGTTTTCTTAGATGGTAAAGATAAATTACCAAAAAACCATAAGTCTTATAATTATTTAATGTCCGATTTTTTGGTTAAGAGTATAGATATTGGAACCAGAGATACTGATAAATGGGTTAAATATGAAATAACTAATAATGATGGTTTTAATTATCGTGGAAGTAAAGTAATTTTTATAGCCTATAAAGATGTTGGTAAAGATGAAGAAATTGTAGGCTATAAAACGCTTACAAAAGTTCAGGCTAAAGGTGTAACTAACTTTTTGGGTGATGCCGGTTTAAAAAATGTAAATGATGAACGAGCAAAATTAGTAAGAGAGGGGTGGAAATTGACAAATCAAGTGGTTAATAATATAATGGGTACTTATAATGCAACTAATAGTACTAATTGCTACACAACTTCAACTACTACCACAAATGGAAATCTAACTATTAATCCATATACGTGGAATGATAATTCTAATATAACAATTCCTAATACAATAACTACTACCGGTTGGGTATCTAATTATCCAACTTATGATGAAATTAATGAAATAAAGCGTCGTCTTGATAAAATTGAAAATAAAAATAAGAATGAAAAGGAGAACAAGAAAATGTTTGAAAGTCTTACTAAAAATTTGAAGTGCGGCCGCGCGCAGGATGTACGAATGTCTATTTATGGGCCTGCATTTAAAGGTGAGGATGAAAACTGGTACGCGGTTGATACCGATAATGTCTTAATTGATGTAAGTGACCTGCTTTTGGATATGGATTCTTATTGTTATATGATGCCAGTAGCAAAGAATCAGATTAAAGAAGGCGACTTCATTCTTCATAACGGACGTTGGACTAAAGTTGACAGAATTGGTGAAAATGGAGTGGACGGGGCTCTTGATATTTTCAAGAAAGAGTTTATTATTCCTGTGGCCACAAAATCTCCTTTTGGCTTTGAGTTCTACACTAAATTGGTTCCTCTGCTTGATTTCTCTAAATTCCAGGCAGATACCAATACTCCTTTTGGCGCACTCCCCATGATTCTTATGATGAATAATAAGAATGATAAGGATATGCTTCCAATGCTTATGATGATGGGCGCGCAGGGTGGCTTTGATTTTGATATGTCTAATCCTATGATGATATATTTTCTGATGAAAGATGGAGGAACTGATAATCTTCTTCCTTTCTTGATGATGAATCAGATGAATAAGACTAGCGACTAAGGAGGACGCGAGTCCTCCTTTTGATAAAAGGGGATAGAATGAGAATTATAAAACATGGAGACCAATATGAAATTGGTCAAGCAATATGTGATAGATGTAAGTGTGAGTTTGCGTATACATCAAAAGACATATTTACCGAGCGAGTTTGTGAATACGATGATGGGACTTATGGACGAGATTATATTAATCAAGATTTTGTTCGGTGTCCAGAGTGCCATAAAAATATAACTATACCGCAGCCAAAAATTGGAGGAATAAAATGAAAGCATATCTTGCAGGTTCTATTTTTTATTATGGTGATGAACTTAGAAATATCGAATGGGTGCGCCGGATTCGCGAAGCCTTTACTGATATTGACCTTTATAGTCCTATTGAGAACACAGACATAAATGGGCGCGAGGGAAAGAAAAAGTTTGGAAGTCCAATTATGATCGCGCAGGCAGACAATCAGCGTCTTGATGACTCTGATATTCTAATTGCGTGCCTTGACGGGGATGTAATTCCTGCTGGTACAAGCGCAGAAATTGGAAAATTTCACGAAAAAATTGTGCGCGGTGATAATAAGCTTTTGATTGGAATTTTGACTGATAACCGTCAATGCTGTTTGACCTATAGTGAGGAAAAGGATATAGGCGGCCGCGAGATTGGCGCGCAGCAGTATAGCTATCAGAATATTTATGTAACTGGACTTATTAAAGAAGTTGGATACTTAGTAACAAATATTGATGAAGCAATAGAAAAAATTTATAGATGGGTCAATGGTGAATAAATGAGTAGTCATGCTTTTGTCATAACAGAACGTGGCGCGGCAATATTAGAAGCAGATGAAGCTTGGTATAAATTTTGTGAAAAAGCAGATATAAAAAATCCATTTTTTAATATTAGAAATACCACAAGCGATGTACGTAATTAGTATCGAAGGATGCGGGATCGCTGGACTGTTGAATGGTTAATGGAAAATAAAGGATATGAAATCGCCGCTTATTGCGCCTCATTAAGAAATGATGATGTAAATGATTTATGGTGGTGGTTTGAAAATATGCTTCCATGCGAATATAATGTAGATTGTAATATATTTTGTAAAAACTTTGAAAATTGTTGTAAGGAAGGTTTTGTAAAATGGTCTATGGAGTAAAAGATAAGCCTCCAATTAGTAGAGCATTACTTTTTGCTTTGCAAATGATGCTTAGTTGCTTTACGGCGACTGCACTTATTGCCTAGATTTGTGGAGTACCATTATCAGGTGCTTTTATAGGTGCAGGCGCAGCAACACTAGTTTATGGAGCTGCAACAAAGTACCAGTCTCCAATGTTTATCAGCAATAGTGGAGCTTTTGTAGCACCAGTTTTGGCCGCTCTTGCTGCTGGTGGATACACGGCGGTAGCTATTGGTGGTTTTATTGCCTTTTTGGTTTATACTATATTTGGTATCATATTTAGGTATATAAATGTTGATAGCCTATATAAGTTTATGCCTAAGGTATTAATCGGTTCTATTACGGTTGTAATTGGTATAAATTTAATGGGGTTCATTCCTGGGTATATTGGTGATACTGGAAATCTTGGAGTAGTTATTGCATTTATTACAGTATTAGCAATTGCACTTTCAAGTCATTACTTTAAAGGCGCGCTTTCCATGTTTCCATTCTTAATAGGAACATTGGTGGGTTATATTGTATCTATTCCTTTTGGCTTAGTTGATTTTTCTAAATTTGAGGGAATTAAGTTATTTAGTCTACCAGATCTGGCCTTGATGCACTGGGCGCCCGTAGCATGGAAGAATATGATTCCCATTATTGTGGTTTATGTTGCATTTACTATTAGTGCTATTTGTGAATGTTTGAGCGATCATGCGGCCTTGGGTGGAATTATTGGTGAAGATTTGTATAAGAAACCTGGACTTACAAGAATTTTTGTAGGTGAAGGACTAGCCAATATCTTTAGCGCTGCTTTTGGCGGACTTGGCGCTTGTAGTTATGGAGAGGGCGTGGGCGCAGTAGGATTCAGTAAGTGTGCGTCTACTTTCGTTACGAGCCTGGCCGCGGTTATGATGATGGCTCTCGGATTTTTGGAACCAATTCAAGCTTTTATTGCAAGTATTCCTAGCTGTGTAATTGGCGGCGGTACTGCTTGTATTCTTTATGGTTTTATTTCTTCAAGTGGTATTCGACTTTTAAAAGATGTAGATTTCAATAATCAAAAGAATTTAATTATTTGCTCTGTTGTACTGGCACTTGGTATTAGTGGAGTAGTAATTGGAAATGATACATTCAGCCTAAGTGGTACAGCTCTTGCGCTTATCGCAGGAATTATTTTAAATTTGATTTTAAAGGAGAAAGAAGATGTTAAAGCTTAAGGTAACAGAAGAGTGGCGTTGTGAAGACAAGAACGAGGCCGAGTCTTTTATTAAGGCCGCGCGCGAAGATGGACAGAAGAATGGATATTCAGTTATAAAAGCTGGGTATACTCATAAAGAGAAGAAGGCAAAAGGCGAGGTTATTGATGAATGTGAAATTGTTTCAATTACTAAGCTTTATACAACAGTATGGAATGTATAAATCCTCATTTTAGAGCAGCTCCACCTTTTTCTTTTGACCAACTGTCAGTAATAACCTTATGTGGTTCTACCCGCTTCAAGGATTTGTTCCTTGAAGCGGCGCGTGATTTAACCCTATAGGGATGGATTGTTTTAATGCCAGGTATTTTTGGCCATGCTGATAATTTTGAATGGACAGAAGAACAAAAACAAAAATTAGATAAACTTCACCTTGAAAAAATTAGAATGTCTAATGCAGTTTTTTTACTTAATAAAGGAGGGTATATAGGAGAGTCGACGCGTAAAGAAATCGAATACGCAGCTTCTTTGAAAATACCAATCTATAAATATGAATGAAGATTTTATGGAGTTTAGTTTACTTGATGTGGATGATGAAAGTTTCTTAGCGGAGTCAGAGGAAATTATCTGTCGGCATTGTAAATTAATTTCGTATGTCGAATTTTAGGCGGAAGAGGAACAAGAAATAATAGACTTCTCATAGTATAATTTTCAAACTGGAGAAGGTTTTGTTGTCTGGAGTTGCTATTATGCTGAGGAAGGTATTAATGAACTCACCATTAATAGTGACTGTATGGTAAGTTAGCAAATTTTAGAAGACGGTTCATTTGAATTTTATTGGTGGCCAGCAGGCACAATCACTTTTTATTAGGAGTAAAGTTATGAATTACGTTTAGTTAATCACCTTAATATGCGCGGTCTTGGCAGTTTTAATCCCACTTGGTTTTAAGTTATATAAAACTAGTCAAGAACTTGTAAGAGAAAAGAATTGGCCTCGTCTAGTGGCAGCATTAAGTAAGTACATGGAAGAAGCAGAAAAGCTCTTTGAAGAGGGCGCAGATAAGAAAGCTTGGGTACTTACCATGATTCAATCTACTGCCGATTAGCTAGACTATAAGCTCACAGAACAAGACATGAAAAACCTTAGTGAATTGATTGATACATTGTGTGATATGTCTAAGGTAGTTAATGTTGAGGGTGAAGATGAAGAGGCCGCTGAATAAATCAGCGGTCTTAATTTTTGACTTTTTCTAAAAATTATGATATAATAATTATAGAAAATGAGACAAGGAGGTAATTTATATGGAACGCTTAATTGTAGTTGCAATTGGGAACGAAGCAGAAAATACAATCTGTTTTAGGGTGGCCGCAGATTCGAAGGCGGCACTTCATATGGTTACTTCTGCTCACGAGCAAGGCCTGGTAACTGCAGTTGGGGCAATCAATTATCAGTATTCTAAAGAAAAAGCTTATGCTCAATTGCGCGCGACCCTTCGTAAAAAGATTTTGGAAAAAGTAAAAGCCAAAATTTGAAATTTTCTGAAATTCATGGTATAATATATATAGAAAGTTGAGGGAGACCTCAATTTTTGAACGGCGCGGACTCGGTGAGGGGCGCTATGGGCGAGATAAAGATAACAAAACTCGCACGAATGTACGCGAAATGCTAAGTATCGCGGGCAGGGGTTATATTGTTGAAGGTACAAGTGAAATTAAAATTGCAAGTAGTTTGTACCAAAGGTGATTGTTCTGCCCCAAAGAAATCTTTTGTACAGGGTACGATTACAGCAGACTTAGCACTGGAGAATGAGTTAATATGTACAAAAGTTAAATGTACTTGTGCGAGGGTGGTTAAAGAATTGAGGTTGCGGTCCCAAGTAGCGAAAGCGGAGCTTGGTAAGTTAGCAGAGTACATTTAAAAATAGTTAAATGGGAGGGCTTATCCTTTCTCCCTCCCAGCCTTTTTGATGTAAACCCACTAAAACCGTAGTGCAAGTCGGTAAATTCAGCAGGCAATGGACTGAGAGAGAAGCTAAGGCGAAGGACTCCAGCGACGCAAGCTGTGAAGGGTGAGCACATCAGTATAGTGAGACGAGAGGTAACGTGAACCACTCGTACAATCGCGCGCCGTAAGGTTGGCGGTCGGGCAGAAAGTCCGGTAATAACAAAGCCTTAGGCGGGTCGCGCTCGCCAAAAATTCGCAGATATTACCAGCAAGGTCTGTGCAAAGATGCGATTCTATGCGCCAGTGAGTGTCGGTAACTGGTAAAAACGTCAGCCGGCCGTCGAGGTAAACTTCGCCTCTCTACGATAAGTCAAGAATGAAGTTAAGTATTGAAATAACCGATACAGCAGAGAAGAGAAGCGTATAGGGGTCGATGCTCTTACTTGGATTAGCTAACCAAGAGACGATGGTCGCGTGCCGCCATCCGCTGTGGTAGGAAGTAGATACTGCGCGCGAGCGCGTCATGTGACGGGCGCATGACACAAATAAAGAAAAGCCCGTTTTATGGGGGATTGGTGTTAGTGGCAAGCATGGTTGCCTTCCAAGCAACAGGGGCCGGTTCGAGTCCGGTATCTCCCTCCATTAAATAGAATTGAAACGGGTCAGGTCCTATCGCCCGACCAGGTAGGCGAGGAAAGTGAGGTAGGTCTGGGACATTCCATTTATGGTTTCAAATCCCTGTAAAGCGACTTCGCCTTGTAAGCGTGTAAGTGAAATATATTATCCACCTGGTCTTTAATTCTATTTTATATGGGGCAGTATCCCAATCGGAAGAGGAAGTGGACTTAAAATCCATTCAGTATGGGTTCGAATCCCATTTGCCCTACCAACCTCCTGAGAGGGCCTTTTCAAAATCTGGGCCGCGTATGGCGTGGTGAAAAACTGTTGAGGGCGCGCGGTAGTAAGTAATGGTGGGGCAGCTTACAAAAATTTTTGAGGTATTTAAATGAGTGTATCACTTTTTATTGCCATTTTTGTTGGCGGTGGTCTGGTGAATATTTTACTTACATAGGCCATAAAACAATTCTATTATAATCGAAACGAAGCGGCCAGCCCAAATGTTATTGCACTGATAAGTGCAATTGTAATTGGTGGTGGCGGAACAGCTTTTGCCTATATGTTATTAGGTGTTGAATGGACAGTTAATAACATTTTATGTCTGGCCGCGATGATGCTTTTCGTTTGGATGGGAAGTATGATTGGATACTCCAAAATTTTGGAGACTTATAGATAGTTTCGTACTTGGTAGATGCAGATAAATAGTGGTAAAGATATAGTTGATGCCACTCAAGAACTCGTAGATAAAGTAAGTGAGGAATAAAATTCCTCTATATGTGGGTGTAGTACAATGGTAAGTGCGCGGCCTTGCCAAGGCCGATATGAGGGTTCGATTCCCTTCACTCACTCCAAATGGGCAGTTAGCAAACTTGGTGGATGCGCGCGGTTGAAGCCCGTGAGAAAGAGGGTCGGTACCTCTACTGCCCACCAGAGATTTAAAATTTGATTTTCTATAAAATTTATGATATAATAATTATAGAAAATGAGAAAGGGGCAGAAAAAATGAAAGTCTTTGATGATTTTGATACTAAGATTCAGAGCGATGAAATTATCCCCGAAGAGTATGAAGATTGGCTTCAGAGTATTGGCGTGACTCTTGAAGAGTTTGAAGCTGATATGAAAGCTATGGATCGTTTAGTAGACTGGTATTTTTCTCCCTGGAACGCCTATGAAGTAGATTGCGATGATGGCACGCATGGTGACGTTATCTATGAGTGGGCAGGTTATATAGTGTCTTCTTCTTAATGGTGCTTTCGTCTAATGGCAAGGACGCAAGATTCTCAATCTCGTAATATGGGTTCAAATCCCGTAAGCATCACCAGCCGACCAGGACCACCCTCCGAGGTCGTTAAAGAAGACGATGGTGGCGGGAAGTTGTGGGGAACCCCGAGAACTGGTAAGAAACCCTCCGGCGCTCCGGTTCGTCGTTAATTCTGTTGCGTCAGGCGCAGATAAACAGCCGTTTAGCAGGTCAAGGCAAACGTAAAACAGCCGCTGCTGGGTACCGAGCGACTACCACATAGAAAGGCCGCTTCGTCTGGAGTATGACATAGACAGGAGACGTTAAACTTCAAGCGTGTCATCATCCTTGGGGATAGGGATGTAAATTAACAGTCCACGGGGGCCAACCCGACAAGGCGGACGTGGGACACGCGGCCAGCGTCACTTAAAGAAACGGCCGCTACATTACGAATTGCCAATTCTCTCGGCTGCAAACGAGAGTGAGTATGTTGCAGCATACAAAAGGCTTGTGCACCCGCCATAGATGGTGTACGGACATCTCGCCCGTTGAGGAGAGAAGAGTGGGTAAAAGAGCTGATTCCCACCACCAGAACATAAGGGCATATGGAATGGTATGATGCTCGGGGCACCGTGGCCTCTTGCCAACACGGATAATACCTTGGAGACGTGGGTTCGATCCCCATCCTGGCCAAGAGCCGGGTAGTTTAGTAGGTTAAAACACCAAGGACATTAATGGTCGCAAAAGGAAGCCTCCTCGTGGCGCGACTGGACAGGAACGTAGTTTTTGCCATTACGTAAACTGATAACTAATTCCTAGATGGTTTCAATTCGATATGGCATAAGAATTGAAGTGTCATTTTCCAGAAGGAACTGGACGAGCCTGCGGGCACGATACAACAGTAACTCAAGATGCGCAAGAATTTCGGCTATAAAACATACGAGAGCGAGCCGTAGAAAAATGACAACTATCGAACCGCAATCCTGGGACATGGGCGTATGCGGTATATAAATACCCACCGGCGCCTCGGGTTAGCTGCCGCCCGTGAAGGTAGCACTTATCGCGCCATCGACTAATAGGCTTAGGTCAGCAGACCTTCAATCTGCAAATACCGGTTCAAGTCCGGTTGGCGTGACCAGCAAGTTCGCGATGTATAAGACTCGAAATCGTATTAAAAAGTTTAGCTAACCTTTGAGCTTCGGCTCTAAATGGGCGAGTACCCCAATTGGAAGAGGGAACAGGCTCAAACCCTGTAAAGTGTGGGTTCGACTCCCACCTGGCCTACCAAACGTTTTTGTAGATTGTACGTTAATCAATTTGCCGTGTGAGAGGATGGATTTTTGGGTTAAACTACCACCGGCCGCCAATGTGAGTTTTTGCAACGAGCAGCGTGATATGTGGCAGATAGTCATTTGAAAACACGTAAAACGAAAACGAAAGTAAACCCAAACTAGTTACTGGAGGTACTGTGTATGAAAATTACCAAATTCTCCGAAGGCGAGGATACGCCGATTGGCTAGTAACGGGCCTGGGCAAGCCCCTAAACTGCCCACTATATGGGGACGTGGCGCAATGGGAGCGCAACAGCTTTGCAAGCTGAAGGTTGAGGGTTCAAATCCCTTCGTTTCCACCATCGAAGCGAGAGAATCTGGAATGTTAGTATCATATGCTACGGCATTTTGGAGAAACCGATTTGCAATAATATCTCGTAAGGCACTTCGAACCATCTATATCGCGCTGTAGAGGAGCGGTCCCTTACTAGGCTCATACCCTGGAGACGCAGGTTCGAATCCTGCCAGCGCTACCACATACCAGGCTAGCATAATGGAAGTGCAATTCCTTCATACGGAAAAGGTTGTCGGTTCAAGTCCGGCGCCTGGTACCAATGCGGCAAAGATTAGGACGCCGCAATTTTGTAAAGGGAGGAATTTACAAATGAAATATTATAGCGAAAATACCCGTAGATTCTACGACAGTGAACAGGAGTGCGCGCAGGCCGAAATTGAATACCACAAAAAGCTTGCCGCAGAAAAAGCTAAGAAAGAAGAGCTTTCAAATGCTCGTAAGACGCGCGCGAATGAAGTTGAGGAAGCTTATAAGGCTGTTCTCGAAGCGCAGAAAAAGTATCGAACTCTTCTTAAAAAGTTCTGTGAGGATTATGGTTCTTTCCATATGACTCTCAAAACTGGGGAAGATAATCCCTTCAATCTTTTTGAAAGTTTTTTTGACCGATTTTGGTAATTAAAAAACTATAAAGCCAAAAAGATAACTCTACCTAATAATAGACCCAAACAGCAAGTAAATTTTAAATCGCCAATTTTATTTATTTCTTGATTTGGAAATTAGGGTCTAGAAATTTGAAATTTTCTAAAATTTATGTTATAATAATATTAGAAAATGAGGGAAGACCTTTGTACCTTGAAAATATAAATAACTTATACCTCGGTGAAAATCCAGATGCGATGTCTGGTCCGAGGCGCGCCGAATAAGGCTCGGGGCAACGAAACAAGGATACTTGTGGATAGCTGGCCGCACTCTTAGCGTGAGCGAAAGAGCGAACTCCGGTTGGAGGAAAGTAAAGGCGTGGCGCAGAAGTTATCGCAAATAAAGGCAGCCGTGGACAGGCGGGAGTAATAGAAAGCAAGCGTTAAGAGCGTAGCCGAATCCAAGTTAGGGTTTAGCCGGTGACTGTATCAAACCTTGGAAATACCACCAATCCCGTGTGCGGTGAAGCAGAGAAATCTGTGTATAACTGTCT